TCCGCGGGAAGAACGGTGGAGTGTACGTGGAGTCCGAAGGAAAGGGCGGCGAAAACGAAGAACTGCTCGTCTACCCGCACGACCTGTACATTGTGCGCAGGGTGGTTGACCCTGAAGCGGGAGACTCCATTATCGTGCGGGTGCACTTGCCCAAAGACGGCGTGCGGGAGTTCATCGTGCCGTTGGTTGCGGCCACGTCAAGAGACGAGCTGCGCAAGTACTACGCCCGTTACGGGATCACTGTTATGAATTGGGAGGCAATCATGGCTTACACCACCCGGTGGACCGCTGCACTTACGCAGCAATCTGCTGCCGATGTCAGCCGGAAACAGTTTGGCTGGACTGACGAAGACTTCTCGGGGTTCGCTCTGGGACGCATGCTCATTACGAAAGACCGGGTGGACATTAATTCCCCATCGAATCGTACGGCGGCACTGTTCCCCATGTTCGAACCACGTGGCACGCTGGAACAGTGGAAAAAGAACATGGCGTTCTTCAACCGCGATGGGTTCGAGTCCTACCAGTACGTCATTGGTACTGCGTTTGGATCAGTGCTCACTCGCTTGACGGCGATCAATGGCTCGATGTTCCACTTCTACTCCAAGGACTCGGGCCTTGGCAAAACGACTGCGATGTTCGCAGCTGCCAGCCTGTGGGGCTGCCCGGCCAAGTTTGTGAAGTATGAGCGCGATACCACCAACGACAAGATGCTCTACGCTGAGAGCCTGAAAGACCTACCGCTGTATCTGGACGAGCTGACCAACATGGCCCCCAAGGATGCCAGCGACCTGATTTACCAGATTCCAAGCGGCATGCAGCGAGGGCGTATGGCCAGTGGCGCCAACGAGTCCCGGTGGCGCGGTGACCCGTGGCGGATGATCTGTGTGAGCACGGGCAACACCAGCCTGATTGCCAAAGTCAGTGCCTACAAAGACGCGCCACTGGCGGAAATCCAGCGTGTGCTTGAGTACTGCCCCGACAAGATGACCTTCAAGGACAAGGCGGAAACCGATCAGTTTGCGAAAAGCGTGAACGAGAACTACGGCCATGCCGGCGTCCTGTACCTGCAGTACCTGATGAACAACATGGACTCCGTGCGCTCCACGCTGAAGAAAGTGCAGCAGGCGATCGACGATAAAGTACAGTTGACGGCACAGAACAGGTTCTGGTCGGCGCAGGCGGCGTGTGTCATCACTGGTCTGCTGATTGCGAAGAAGCTGGACCTGATCAACTTCAACATCAAGAAACTGACCGAATGGGTGGTGTGGTTCCTGAGCACCTACAAAGCGGAAGACATGATGTCGTTCAAGTCCGACGCGCAGTCCGTGATCAGCGAGTACTACTACGACAACGTGAACGACTTTCTGCGCATACGGGGAGACGGTAATGGCAACGGGAAACAGGACATCCTCGATCATCTGGTGGTGCCTGACGCTCTCCCGCGCGGATCACTGCTGGGCCGATTCGAGATAGACAGCAACACGTTGTACCTGTTGCCAAAACCATTCAGGGAGTGGTGTACGGAACGCCAGATCGACTTCTCGTGGGTAATCAAAGGGCTGCGCAACGAGCCCACCTGCGCGAAGACAATGTCGAAACGACTGGGAGCCGGCACCAAACTCAATCTCCCGTCGGTCAATGTGCTGCGCATCAACGGGGTATCATGGCTGAAAGACGATGACGCTGAAGAAATCGAAGATCAAACCCCAGAAAAGAGTCAAGCAGTGGCGTAACAAGGCTCGGCTGGAAGACCTTACTCCTGATGGGGTGAGGTTTTCCGTCGACTGGGATGAGATGAAACCCGGCAGATCACTGTTCGTGCCGTGCGTCAACGCCCAAGAATGTGTGACGCAGTTCGACCTTCTTGCCAAGAGCCGGCGCTGGCAGTACGTGCATCGGTGGAGGATAGAGGCAGGATTTTCAGGTGTTCGCTTTTGGAGAATTGCGTGATATATTCAAGGCGTAAGGCTCCTATTGGTTGATAGGCGAGAGACAGAGACTTGGCCCCGGGTAACCCTCGGGGCATTTTTTTGTCAGAACCCCCACTCCTCAGCACTCTGCAGCCACTCCCTGCGACGAGACACCGCGGGCAGCGCACCCATGATCATCTCCTGCGTGTTGCGGTTGCGAGTCTGCAACGACGCGCGAATCCCCTGCCCAGTGAACGCTATCCCCGGCAACCCTGCGTGAGTTGTGTTGAACTCCATCATATCTTCAATGACGTTGTACATCTCGTCGGAATCCCCGAGACGGTAGGCCGTGTACAGCTTCTCGTACAGCTTTGTGCGCCGGGCGGCGATCTTGCGGTCAATGCCGCGTTGCTGCACCGTGAAATCCATGGCGCGGGCGTAATCGGCCGGGGCAAACCCCAGTGCCTGAGACAGTGCTCCACTCGCGGTCACGTCCCCAGTGACAGGGTCTCCACGCAGCGTCGTGGTGCCTTCGGTGGTAAACCGGTACGCCTTCAGTGCGTTCGACACAGACGATGGGAGCATCTGCTCAATGCCCCGACCGACTTCCCCTTCCTGAATCAGCTGCACGCCACGCCACGCACGGTTGAGTGTTCCGATTGCAGGACCGCCGGCGTACGCCGCCGCATACTCGATCATTGTCGCCCCGTCGCGTACGTTGGTGTCGCGCATCATCAGGTTGGTCAGCTCCACACGAGGGCCGACGTTGACGTTGAACAGGGCGTTGGGGATACCCTCGGTGAGCCCGTTGCCCATGACGCGGCGCATGGCAGACTCGAAGTCTTCCTCCCCTTCTTCGTCGTCCACAAACATGTTGTAGATCATCGCAGCAACACCCATGAGCGGCATACCGCGGGCGCCGGCGAACGCCGCCGAGGTCGCAAACATCCATGCCATCTGACGTCGACCAGTGGCTTTTGTCTCCGCATCCTGACCCCAGAACGCTGCACGGAACGCCTTGGCTTGCAGGTACATCTGCAGGGCTGCGAACCGCTTGTACATCATCACTACGCTGCTGATAGCCCCTTGCTGGAACCGAGCACCAGTGACGGCAGTAGACCCGCCGTTTGTCAGCAGACTTGTATCCAGCGCCGCCTTGGCCGCCTTCTCGCGCATCTGGGGTGTGACCGGGGCACCCTGCGCCAGCCGAGCCAGCTCAAGGTTGTAGTTCGCCACGATACCGATCTCGCGCTTTATTCGCTCGCTGCTGTTCATCATGAAGCCCATGAGCGCGTTCGTCTTAGACAACCAGTTCTGTTCACCGATTTCTACAGCGCCGGCAAACCCTGAGTGTCTCTGCGAGTGACCGCTGCCCTGAATAGCTTCAACCAACGGCTGCAGGTCGCGTTTCTCCTGCGGTAGATTCGGGTCTGAGAAATCAATGTTCAGCACGGAGGGCAGCACACGTCGACGCTCGACCGCCTGACCGCTCATGTTCACTGTCGGTTTGGCAGTTTTGAGCGCATCCTGCAGGTCTTGGCCAGACAGGCCCTCAGTCACCAGTGTCTCCACGTCAGCGGTAGTACCCATACCCATGACAAACTTGGCGGCGCTGAACATCTCTTTGGTGGCCTTGGCCACGCCATACCGTGCGGAGAGCACCGACCCGGTAATCAGTGCCAGTGACGACATGTCGACGATCGCAGAAGACACGTTGAACCCCAGTGTCATTGCGTAGGTGGCACCTTTGAGTCGGTTGGACCAGTCAGGCATCGCGGGGTTTGCCGCGTACTCGCCGCGGCGCTGCACGTCTTCCACGATAGTCGAGAGTTCGTCAGGACCACCGGCAACCTTGTAGGCATCTTCCAAACCACGCACCGCTGCAGTGATCTGGGAGTTGTACTTCAACCCACTCAGGCGCGCACCAAGGCCGATCGCCGCGTTCTGAAAAGCCCACAGGGCGTCGCGCTTGTAGCCCGGGGTCTCTTTTCTGTTGACCATACGGTTGAGCACCGCTTTGGACGGGCTGACAGTAACCGCCAAACCCATCACGGACTCCATCAACGCCGACTTCTCCTGCGCGTTGGTCACCACCGCCGACTCCACCAGCTGCAACATATCCCCGAGGAACGACCCCGGCACCGTGCCCTCAAACGCAGTTCTGTCGATCGACGTCGGCTGTTGGATAGTGGACGGTACCACGTTGGGGTCAAGCCGCAGGTGGGCCACCCGGTCGTCTCGCTCGTTGATGGTTTCGAAAATCTCGAAGCTCGGCTCGTTGGCGCCACGCTCGAAGAACCTCAGCAGGTACTTCCCTTTCGGACGCATCAGCGGGGCGTAACCCTCGAGCGACCCTGTCCCTGCGGCGATCTGCTGCATGAACTTGTTTCGAACCGCGGTAGAGACATTCTTGTTCAATGTTGTGGAGAACACTTGATTCTCGATGACGTCCGCAAGCTCCCTGAACTGCCTGTCGTGCACAGCACGCATCTGGCGATAGATTGACTTGCCCTCATTGTCGAGCTTTTTCCACGGCCCTTTGGCGAGGTCGTTGTAGGCTTTCAGTCGATCAGGCATGCGTCGGTACGTGGAGATGTTCTTGGTCAGGTCGACCTTCCCCAGTGTGCCGCCGAAATACACATCTGCCAAGTACTGCAGCTGTTCAGGGGACGCGGTTTCATACCACTTCTGCATACGGGCCAGCAGGGGTGTCGCTGCGTCGATGAACCGTACAGTGGCACCTTCAGCTTCTTGGAACGTCTCGGTGACTTTCTGCATGGCTTCTGCAAACGGTTTGAACGCCGGCTTCTGGCCGTAGGTTGTCTGCACCAGATCGTTGAGCGCCGGCAACGGCAACCCCCACGCAATCACTTTACGCGCAGCGCGCGACGTGGCGCCACCCACCCTGCTACCAGCTGCGCGCTTCCACACTTTCGAAAGAGAGTTGCTCAGCTTGGGGGAACCCACGGTGTTCTGCATGGCGGTGTAAACAGCGCCCTGTGTTGCAAGGAACTCCTGCGCCGCGATGGGGTCATTGGCGTTGCGCATGGGCTCGGCCATCTTCGCCAGCTGCTGCGTGATATACGTGGACACATCTGCGTCTCGGGACACCGCAGCATCCCGGGTCAGGGTGAGGAGGTCGTCCAGCACTTTCGTCGGAGTTTGAATACCCAGTGCCGCTTTGATGTATTCCACCAGACGTTGCCACATGGATGTGTTGGTGTTGGGCATGTTGATGCGCTTGAGCTCCGCTTGGAAGTCCGGATTGCTCAATGCTTCGGAGACAAACTCGTGTGCACTGTCAAAACCATACGCCCCGGAGTTACCAGACATCGCCTTGTACTGCTCGGACAAAACAGTGATTCGACGGCCCGCCACGCTGCCCGAGTTGATCGTAAAGTTGGTCAACGCATCGATGCGCTCGTGCAAGTAGGTCTGCACGTAGTCGTGAGGGTCGG